AGGCGGCGGATCTTAATAAGAGGTTATACGACAAAGGCGAAGCACAGGCAGTTAGAAAGTCTAAGTATGGATTGGTAGGTGCTCCGTTGACTATAAGATATCAGGAGTTTATATAGATGGCATATTCAGCAACAATTAAAGTAGTAGTGGGCGACACTCATCCAGAGCTAAATTTTACTCTCCGTGATTCAAATACCGCAGCATCAGGAAAGACATTAGACGCTGAAGATGCAAATACATTCGCACCGATAGATTTAACTGGATCTACAACTAGAGTAAGAATAAGAAAAATTGGAACCACAGCTATACTATCTACAATAACATGCACCCTTACCGCACCAACGGAAGGCAAATGTACTATGGTATTTAATTCAGATACATTTGAAACAGCTGGCTTCTACGAGGGAGAAATAGAGATCACAAAAGCAGATAGTAATATACAAACTATAAATGATTTACTAAAGTTTAATGTGAGAGATGATTTTGACTAATGGCTATAAGATTAGCTGTAGATTATATAGACCTACGCGTTTCAGTAAAGACTCAAGAGATAGTCAATACTGTATCATTCTCTAGCGACTCAGCACCAAGTTTAACAACAAAAACCTTAAACTATAATCTAGGGGTAGATCGTCAGATTATTGCCCCCATCTCTGGGATCCTTTTAGATTTTATAAGCCTAGACCTAGGTCTTGATTATCAGAATATTAATGTTGAAGTTCTAGTCGACTCCGATACTAAGAACCTATACTTCAGACCAGGAAATCCAAACGCAATTGTTATATCTGTTAGCGAGGAAGCACAGATACTCATAGACAAACTATTTGCCGACAACTTCTCTATGGGAGATGAGGATGCAATTATAGACATTGGCTTGGCAAAGTCAGAGGCTTTATCTTTAGCAGAGGCTAGTTTAATAAGTTACAACAAGACCGCAGCCACGGAAACGATAAGCTTTACTGACGATCAATTTATTGGAACATCTTCTGTTAAAAGTGATGAGTTGTCTTTATCTGAATCAAGCTCCTACTTTTTTGACAAAGCCAATACAGAAACACTGGCTATGCTGGAGGATGACTTTAAATTATTTAGTAAGGTTTCCTCTGATTCATTCTCTGTAACTGAAAGCTTTGCAAGAATCGTTGCCTTCTCAAGGAACTTTGCGGATGTGGTTAGTTTGGATGACTTGGCTTCTGTGGAAGACCCATTACAGACGGACACAACATTAAATAAAGACAATGTTGCTTTCATATCAGAGCAACACCTATTTGATTATTCGACCTCTAAGTCAGATGAAATAACGATGGTTGAGGCGAAGGCTATAATATTAGAAAACCCAAAGTCGGATACTGTTTCATTATCTGAATCAAATGTGATATCTTTAAGCCAGATTAAGGCGGATTCTTTTGCTATTTCAGAATCAATAAATATACTTATTATTCTGGGCGGAACTAGTGTACTGAACACTGCTGCTTTAAACACTAGTGCACTAAATTAGGAGTAATAAATGATAATTGATGATTTAAAATTAAAGGGTAGATTGGCTATTGCTATCAATGGCGAAACTGTCAGTGAAGTTGACAACATCGTTGTAACTACTGGGAAAGGTTATGTAGCCAGCAGAATGAAAGATGCCACTGCTACAGCCATGTCTCACATGGGAATAGGAACTGGATCTACCGCAGCAGTAGCAGGTGATACAGCTTTAGGAAGTCAGTCTGTAAGATCAGCACTTACCTCAACAACTGTGAATACAAACGAAGTAACTTATGTTGCTACATTCTCAGCAGGTTCAGGTACAGGGGCTATAACAGAGGCTGGTATTTTTAATGCTTCGTCTTCTGGAACTATGCTTTGCAGAACAGTATTCTCAGTAGTTAACAAGGGTGCATCTGACTCAATGACAATTACTTGGACTGTAACAGTTTCGTAATTAAAATTTAAGGAGTAATTTGTGGCAATTGTTTTTAAGAACAATGCAAAGACTACCCTAGCAGGTAATGTAACCACTTCTGCAACCTCAATAACAGTTTCAGATGGAAGTGTGTTCCCAGCTATAAGCGGTGGGGATACATTCTTTTGCACATTCGATGACGGTACCAATAATGAAATAGTAAGTGTTACTGCTATAAGCGGTAATGTTTTAACCGTTGTAAGAGCCCAAGACAATACCACAGCCAAAGCCTTTACTTCTGGAGACGCGGCAGAGTCCAGGCTTACCGCAGGGATTTTAGATACTTTTTCCCAAGTAGACTCAGGCGAGGTAACCGCAGATGAGTTTATTGGCGATCTCCGTGGTGCAGTCATATTTAAAGCTCAAGCAAGTGAGGCTGTTTCTAAAGGTGACGCGGTTTATGTGTCAGGTATTTCTGGCAACACCCCAGTAGTTTCTTTAGCAGACGCAGACCTTGCAAGTAAAATGCCAGCATTCGGTTTGGTGCTAACAGCAGCATCAGCAAACGGATCTACAGAAATTGTAACTTTTGGAACTATTTCAGGTATTGATACTTCTGCATTTAGTGTTGGCGACACTTTATATATTGGAACAACCGCAGGTGAGCTAACTAATTCTAAACCCACAGGCGAATCTTCATTAATTCAGAATATAGGTAAAGTTCAAAGATCTCATGCGTCATCAGGATCTATCAAGGTAGGCGGTGCGGGGAGAACAAATGACACCCCAAACCTTAATGACGGCAATATATTCATAGGTAATGCATCTAACCAAGCGACAACAGCATCTTTAAACACTAAGATAGAAGCCTACCTAGATGCCAATGGCACAACCTTCCCAGATAACGTCAAAGCTCAGTTTGGTGCAGGTAATGACTTACAGATTTATCATGATGGTAGTCACAGTCATATAATAAATGCTACTGGAGATTTAACCATTAATAGTCAGGGAGATGATTTAATATTAAAAGCATCGGATGATTTTTTACTCCAAGTTCAAGAAACAGACATAGCTATCCAAGCAGTAGGTGATGGTAAAGTAGGGTTAAGATATAACAACGCAGAAAAACTAGCCACAACCTCAACAGGTATAGACGTAACAGGTACAGCCACAATGGATGGTTTGACTGTTTCGGCAACTACAGCAACTGTTAATATTACAGGTGGGAATACTGGTGCAAGTTTAATAAATTTTGGAGATGCAGCTGATGGCAATGTAGGTAGAATTTACTATGACCATACAGCCGACTTTATGCAATTCAAGGCTGCTGATGGAGAACGCTTAAGAATTAACTCAACAGGCATAGACGTTACAGGAACTATAGATGCTAGTGGAGATATAACTACAACTGGTAATTATATTGCAGATACACATTTTAGATCTTCCGATAGTAATGCTACATTATCTGCTACTGGTGGCGGTGGTGTATATCTTAGACCTGATGGAAATAGTAATAGTGCTAACCAAGTATTTATAGCTTCAGGAACAGGAAACGCTACCTTCTCAGGAACACTTGAAGCAACTTCATTCAGCGATGGAACGATCTCAGGAATTACATTTATTGATGAAGATTCCTTTGCAACAAACTCTGCTACAAGAGTACCAACTCAACAATCAATCAAAGCATATGTAGATGCAGAAGTCGCAGGAGTAGTAGATTCAGCTCCAGCAGCATTGAATACATTAAATGAATTAGCAGCAGCTTTAGGAGATGATGCCAACTTTAGTACTACAACTTCCGATGCATTAGGAAATCGCCTACGAGTTGATACTGCTTCACAAGGTTTAACTGGAACACAACAAGCAAACGCAATTACGAATCTCGGAATTACAGCGACAAAAGCCGAACTGAATTACGTAGATGGTGTAACAAGTAATATACAAAATCAGATAAGTGCACGACCAACAGTAAGCACAAGTGGATATAACGGAACATATAATATTCCTATCTATTCTGCTCCAGGACTTTATACAGTTCCTAACGCAGGAGGCGTTACTATAACAGGGTCTACAGGACAAATTACCACTCCTAATCATGGTAACTCGAGTCAATGGAACAGTGCTTATACACTCACAAATGCCATAACTGCAACAACAACAGAATTAAATTACACAGATGGCGTAACAAGTAATATACAAACTCAGTTAAATACTAAAATTACAAGTAGTGATAACATTACTGGAACAGCAGCAGGTTTATCAGGCACACCAAATATTACAGTTGGAACTATTTCTAGTGGGGCTATTACAAGTACAAGCTCAATTACCTCTACAGCTTTATTTTCAAACAATATTTCAAGCTCTCCTGATAAAATTGGAAATATAAAAATTTCTAGGGTTAATGGTGCTATAAGCGATATTGATAACCTAGACACATTTATTTTTTCAAAGACAGATGGTACTTACCCTAGTGGTACTAAACCAGCAGGTTCACATAATGGTACTGCTATACTTTCTTTTCAAACTCATTCAGGTAATTACTTCACTCAATTAGCATTATCTACAAACACTAATGATTTATTTATTAGAAGTGCAAATGATTCAAGCAGTTTTGGCTCTTACTCTAAATTATTAAAAGAAAATTTTGATATTGCAGTTGGTACTATATCTAGTGGTGCTATTACAAGTACAGGTGCTTTAACTCTTAGTGTAGACACTACAGATTGTATTAATATCTCATCAAATTCTACAAATAATAATAGGGGTATATCTTTTAATAACAGGTCTGCATTAACAGCAGATTATAATGATGGTTATTTAAGATTAAACAATAATAGCGAATTTACTAATGGAGTATTTACCCCCGATAATATTCGTGCAGATGGATATGTACAAACTGGTGCTTTAAGAATTAACACTACTACAATAATGGATAGTGCAAGAAACTTAACCAATGTAAATCTTGTCAAATTTAGAGATGAAGCTGCTTCATTTTACATAAGTCCAACCAACGCTAACACCTTAAATGCACAATATGGTACGACTGCTGACTCAGCAGATATGTGGATAAATTATCGTGGTTATGCTGATGGGTTTACAAAGTTTAGAGATTTTAGAATTGGAAATGGTAAGGGTGCAGCTTTGCTTCATGTTGATGGGTCGGCTTCTACTTTTGATTTTCAAAGTGGTTCTACTCTTAAGATGAATGGCACAACATTTATAGACGCAAATAGAAACATTACAGTAGGAAATATTACAAGTAGTGGAACTTTATCTGTAGGTAGTTATTTTAAAGCAGGTACTACTGTTGCAGCAGGTTTTTATCAAGATTCATTAAATGGAGCATATAGAGCAAATGGCACAACAAGCACTAGAGGATTTTATTTTCAATCAAATGCAGGTGTCAGTAATACAATGTATGTTGGTCTTGTTGGTACTTACGCAGGTAGAGTTGGCGTGGGGACTACAGCACCAGCAGAGCAATTTCATGCTACAGGAGCTGCAAGGGTAGGTAGTCTTAAAGTTGGAACTGCAACAGTCTTCGATACCTCTCGTAATATGGCGAATCTTGGAAATATTACTAGTGGTGGAATATTAGATATTCCTACTTTACATATAAGAGGAGATGGCAATACAGGGTATACAGAAAGCAGTTTAGTAGGTGGTATATCTTTATGGAGTACAGGAGCAAGTACTTCACAAATAATGTTCAAACCAACTTCTTCAGGAAGTTTAGGCAATCATGGATTCTGTACTGCTACTTACAACACTTATTTTGTAATGGACACTACAAATCGCGGTTGGGTATTTAGAAATGCATCAACAAATACAAATGTTGCATCAATATCTAATAATGGTGGTGCTTCCTTTAATAATGGAATTAAAATAAATGCAACCACAATTGTGGATGCCAATCGTAACTTAACCAATATAGGGAGTATTAATGCTACAGGAACAAGCACAACGCCATTTATTTTTACTGGAACAGGCTCTAGTTTAATACACGAAATTGGCTCTGCTACACAAACACAATATGCATCAACAAAATGGCGAACGAATGATGGATTGGGGCAAATATGGAAAACAGGTTCGGCTTATTCAGCATGGGGTGGGGCAGATGCACTTAACATCTATAATTCTAATGGTAGTATTGCTTTCCATCCTAGTGCTACTGCGAATGTATTAAAATTAACTTCTACTGGAGCAACTGTAACAGGAACTATTACATCAGGTGCTATAGATTCTACAGATGGTTTTATGACCTTTGAAACTTCAGACACAAATGGATATGCAAGATTCACTGCTGCAAATGGCTCGGCACAATTAGGTTTATTTAGAAGTGGCAGTTCTGTTGGAGGTATGTATATAGGAGCAGATATAAATGGTCTTGAATTAAGAAATTCAAATTTTGCAGTAAGAGCAACTTTAAGTCCTACAGGTGTATTTAATGTAGTTGACGCCTATCAAATAAATGGAACAACAGTAATAAACAATACAAGACAAATACAAAGTGTAACTTTTGCAGATGCTTTATATACAGATGAGTATGGTAAAAGCCTAGTTGGTAACTTTGGTCAATTTCAAGACCATTCAGCTTATAACACTGGCTTTAACAGTTCGGTTGCAATGTGGGGTTGGAACTATGTCCAGTCAAATACTAATGCTCCTAACACCACTAGTTCGCAATGGTATAGAAATAGAGTGTCCTTGGGAGATGATTATGGTTACAACTATGATAGTAATGATTATTGGTTAGAAATGGCATATCCTCGTTACAGTTCTACAAGTGCAGGACATATGTGGACGAGAGCTTGCGAAGGTGGAACTGTGGGTGGATGGTCGCAAGTAGGCTCTAATATTGTTGGCAACTTTGTAGCTACAGGAAACGTAACAGCTTATTCAGACAGAAGATTAAAAGAAAATATACAAACACTAGACAGTAAAAAAGCATTACAAATGCGTGGTGTTAGCTTTATTAAAGATGGTGTTGAGGGTAGTGGTGTTATAGCCCAAGAAATAGAAGAAATAGCACCTGAACTAGTATTAACAGCAGATGATGAAATGGGTACTAAGTCAGTAGCTTATGGCAACTTAGTAGGATATTTAATTGAAGCTATAAAAGATCAGCAAAAAGAGATAGAATATATGAAGTCAGAAATTAAAACTTTAAAGGAGAAAAATAATGGCGATTAGTAGTACAACAAGAGTTCAAAGATTAGAGGTGTATCCTGCATCAGACTCATCTGCTGAAGACACTGCAAACGCAAAACATGAAACTGTAATGGTTGTGTATGAAAATGTTTTGGCTGGAACAGGTGCTGACGCTCACTTAGACGGTCAGGTCTCTACTCAAGTAAAACATCTTAGTAAATTTGTAGAAGATGGCGGAGATGCCACAGATGTATCAGGCGAAGACGCATTAGTGCAAACTATATGCGGAGCTATCTGGGCGTAACTAGCTAATGTCCGATATACCAACATCGGGTGCAATTAGCCTCAACCAAATGCACACGGAAGTTGGCGGATCTTCTGGGTCTACAGTTTCTATAAATGATGCGGATATTAGAGGGTTAATAAACAAAGCTTCTGGAGCCACCATGTCTTTCAATGAATGGTATGGTGCTTCTGCTAATGCATTTCCTGGCTCTGGGGAAGATAGCTGGTTCACTAATGGCTTTAGTGACCTACCCACAGCACAACAGTTTAGTCAAAACTATACCAATGCAACATACGCTCAAGTGGGATGTAACTCAGGCTATCAGAATGACCAAGCAAATGATCGAATAGCCTCTCGTACTACAGGATTCACTTCAGCAGCCGCAACAGTATATACTTATGACTATATAGGATATGATGGGCACGCAACTACAACCTTTCAAGCTAAATGTGACTATTCAGTGAATGATACTGGATTTGTAGGTAGTGTAGAAAATCCTGCTTCATATTCACCAGCTTCAGGAACGTGGACAAATATTAGTACATCTACATATAGTCCCATATGGCAATGGAAAGTCACTGTTAATAGTGGAAGCGGAACAAGAACTTTAAGTAGTTTATCTGGAACAGATCCAGATTTTAGTGTAAGAGCAGGAACCAGTGGAAGCGGAATATCAGGAACAGCACGAACGCTAAGTCTTCAAGCTACAAGGGGTAATCAGGGACCTCCAGGTGGTATATGTATTCACGAGGATATGTTAGTAAGCACCCAAAACGGACAAGAATCAATTCATACTGTTAAAGATTCAGTTTCCAAAATCTGGGCTTGGAATAACGAAACTTCTAGTAAAGAGTTGGTAGATTTACTGCAAATAAATATTATTAAACATGATAATTTATATACAGTAAATAATTTAAAACTAACAGAAGACCATCCCGTATATTTAGAAGGGTATGTCAGAGCCTCTATAGATCCAGCAAGAACTTTAGAAAATTATGAAGTTACAGTTTCTCAATTAGCGGTAGGCGATAAAATGATGAAAGAAGATGGAACGCTGGAGACAATAACTTCCATCGAAGTATTGGCAGAAGAGCATGTAACTTACACTCTTAAAACAGAGCATAATAATTTCTACGCAGACGGATATCTAGTTGATTCAGAGATATGAGTGATATAGTTACACTAATAAATGAAGTTGGATTTCCAATAGCTGCGGCTATAGGTCTTGGTTTATTTATTTGGAAACTTATTAACAAAATTATTGACGGCATGGAAACCAAGGTAGATGTGCTTGATGAAAAAGTATCAGCACAGATATCTGAAATAGAACAAAGATTAGGTCAAAAACTAGATTCTCAACATGGAATATTAGTAGCTTTAATCGATAGAGTGCGTTCTGTAGACAATGAGATTATCAGACAAGACACTCTTTTAAAAACCATACTTGGTGTACCACAACTTATGCACACCGATAGATTAGCAAAGGCGGATAGAGATGATCAAAGAAAAGATTGAAAAAGAAAAAGACTTAATAATTAAAATTGTATCCTTAATAGGTATAGTCTTATTTGTATGCATATTTGTGCAAAATGTAAGTGCAGATGAAATGGTACACAAGTTTAAATCACCATCATTCTCTGGCATAGGCACATCTGCACATTATCTTACGATTGAAAACCAACAGTATACTAGGCGTATGACTGTAAGGGCAGAGATAAAATCTTTACAAGACGAGATAGAAAGAGACAAAGAGAACACAACACTTGCAAGATTCATAAGAAACTTAGAGTCAAGAATCTATGCACAACTATCAAGACAACTAGTAGAAAACCTATTTGGAGAAACTCCAAGCGATAGTGGCGTGCTGGAACTAGAAGGCAATAGGATAGAGTATAATGTTGTAGACGGCATAATAACTTTAAACATTACAGATTCAGATGGTAACACGACAACTATATCTCTCCCTATTGGCAGCTTCACTTTCTAGTTGTGCGTTAATAGTAGATCCCTTAGAAAATAATTTACCGCCCTTTCAAAAAATAGAAAAGCCAAAGATAGGATCTTTATTGGTTCCAAGCCTTGCTAATATTCAACATAAAAATAAAAAGAAACCTGTTGTAGCTATATACGCGGGTTCTTTTATAGACGCAACAGGACAAAGACGAAGCAATAGTTCTTATGCAACCTTCTCTTCTGCCGTCACGCAAGCACCAGATGCATATCTTATAAGAGCACTCAAGCATGCGGGAAGTAATAAAGATGGATTCTTTGAAGTTGTTGAGAGGGTTGGATTGGATCATGTAACCAAAGAGCGTCAAATAATAAGAAGCACAAGACAGGATAATAAGGAAAAACAGAAATTACCAAATTTAATGTTCGCTGGCTTGATAATGCAAGGTGGTGTGATATCTTATGAGAGTAATGTAAAAAGCGGTGGAGCTGGAGCTCGTTATCTTGGCATAGGAATGTCAAGACAATACAAGCAGGATACCGTAACAATATCCTTAAGAACAGTTTCTGTAAGCACTGGAAAAGTATTATTAGAAGTATTAGTTACAAAAACGATATTAAGTGCTTCTATAGATCAAGATGTTTTTCGTTTTATTACCGATTCGACAGAGCTTGTCGAAATAGAAAATGGTTTAGTAAGAAACGAATCAATAAACATAGCTTTACAGACAGCAATAGAAACCGCAGTATTGCAAACAATAAAAGAAGGAGCAACCAGAGGATATTGGAACATTGATGAAAAATTTAAAAACATTAATTGCGATGATGATTGTATCTCCGCTTTACGCGGCTGATAACGAAATATATGTAGATCAAAGCGGAGCAACGGCAAACATAAACCTAGAGCAATTAGGATCATCTAATATTATTGGCGGATTGCAATCAATTGCTGGAACTCTCACAGCCCTTGACCTAGATGGTCTGAACCTAACTTTAGACATAAATCAAATAGGAAATACAAACAAGTTCTTAGGTGATATATATGGTGACTCAGTAACTGGTTATTTTAATTTTGATGGAGATGGTAATAACTTTACTATACAAGCAGATCCTACAGACACTTATGGTATTGATAACTCAGACTATAATGTTGATGTAACTGGTAATTCTAATAGCTTTACATTAGATACGGGCACATCAGCTCTAGCATCTGGTCTTGACCTAGACTGGATTATTAATGGCGACAGCAACACTTTTGATTTTGATATAAACTATGATGGTGCTACTAACTATGTAGATGTAGATGGAGATAGCAATACAGTAAACTTTACAGGAAGCGGATATGCAGGTGGATACTTCTATCTCGATCAAACAGGAAACAGCAGAACATTCAACATCATACAGTCATCAACTCTTGCTTCTGATTGGTTACAGATTAACTCTACTGGTTCTAACGGTACTGTTTGTGTCGTTCAGAACGATGGCGGAACAACCACAAGCTGTTGATATAGGAAATATATCTGAGCTAAATGGTTCTGCACAAATACTAAGAGATAAACCCTATGAAGCAAAAGAGTCTTTTGATATACAACAAAATGATGAAGCGGTTACGACTAATGGTCGTATGGCTATTACGTTCTTAGACGACTCCAAAGTAAAGCTTACTGAACACTCTCAGCTAACCATAGACGAATACATCTTTGACCCTAACCCTAGTAAGTCTAAGATGGCTATTACCTTTGGTCTTGGTACAGCCAGGTTTATTACTGGTAGCTTAAACAAGATAGATAAAAACAATATAGATCTCAAAACTCCTACAGCAAACATAGCGATTCGTGGTACTGATTTTACAGTTACCGTAGATGAAATAGGCAGGTCATTGCTAATACTTTTGCCAGATGAGTTTGGTAATTCTAGCGGTGAAATATTAGTAACCACAGCCATGGGAACAGTTATATTAAATAAACCCTATGAAGCTACAACAGTAGATGTTTTTGAGAAATCACCTAGCTCACCTGTTATTTTAGACTTAACGCTAGACCTTATAGACAATATGCTAATTGTTAATCCACCTAAAGAAGAGGTGGGCATAGAAGAATCCATACAAACGAAAAAGAAAAACATACTAGACTTTGATGGTTTGGATGAGGACTTTTTAGAAGAAGACTTCTTAGACTCAGAGCGAGAGCTAGAGTTTACAGAGCTAGATATAAACTATCTTGATGTAAACTTCTTAGAGGACTTGCTAGATGTCATAGATGCACTAGAAGAAATACAACAAGAAGATCAGTTAGCTCAAGATGCCACATCTACCAATATAGTTGGCACACAGTTAGGACAAGATTTAAAAACCCAAGTTACATCTTTTATAACAGGAGAGGTGTTAACACTTATGCGTAGTGTTAGCGATACGGCTAGAGTAGATATAGACTCTGCTGGTAGCTATACTGTTATCTTTATACAAGACGGCACATCCAATGTTATTAAAATTAATGGCGGCAATGGTAGTGCTATCAAAATAACTCAGAGCAATTAATGAAAAGGCTACTATTCACGATACTTATAATACTAGTGTTGCCTTTGTTATATCAGTCAACACCAACAGAAATACTAAAGCTAAAAGTATTTGACTATCTTGTACCTAAGCAAGATCCTTCTGGCTACTTTACTATTCTTAATATAAATGAAGAAGATATAAATAAAGAAGGAGGATATCCAATACCTCGTAAGAGACTTGGAGAGATACATACAGAGATAATGTCTAATGGTGCTTTGGGGGTTGGTTGGGTTATTTCTTTTCCCCACCCAGATCGGCTTGGGGGAGATAAAGAATTTGCAGAGTCTTTACAACAAGGTACATCAATATTAGCCATGTTTGAAGCCCCAAATCAAATATACCCAAAAACAATTGGAACAGTGATACAAGGACCAGATGTTAATGGTATGTTATCTAAAGGTGTGGTTCAAAATACTAACAACCTTAGAAATTATATACAACAGGGTATTGCAGCCGCACCTTCTGACATAGACAATCTAGTAAGAAGAATGCCACTACTTCTAAAAACACCAGACGGCTATGTTAGTTCGTTTGGAACTGAGGTTCTCAAAAGCTTGGTTGGTGCAAAAACCTACATTATAAAAACAAATGATAATGGTATAGAGGAGATAGCTGTCAGGGGATTGCCACCAATTAAAACAGATAGCCTTGGTCGTAAATGGATTAGCTGGGTAGATACACCAGAAACCAATTTACAAGAAATGAATGTTGAGGGTAAGTTTGTTTTTGTTGGCATTACTGCTCCAGGGATCATGCCACAAATTGCAACTCCAGTTGGATTATTAGAGCCACACAAAATTCAAGCAGCATTATCTGAGTCAATTCTTATTGAAAACTCTCCGATGATTCCAGACTATGCTTTGGCGTTGGAAATTTTGATTTTTCTAATTTTTGTCTCTCTGACATGGCTTGTAATAAACTATCTTGGTATAACTAAGGGCATAAGTATAGCTGTAGTATTACTATTAACCACGGGCTTCTTAGGGGCTTATAGCATCCAAAAGGGTTATTTAATAGATTTTTCTTGGACGTTTATCTCACAGATTTTAATTTCCGTTATTGCCTTCTATTTAAACTTTAGAAAACAGTTTAAACTCCGTCAACAGGTCAAAAAACAATTTGAACATTACCTTGATCCAAGACAGGTAAGACAACTACAGGACAATCCAGGGCTATTAAAACTA